ATGGTACGCGGCTGCAGCTGACGCTGCTGCTCGCGTATCGCCTGATCAGTGCCGCGGAGCAAATGAAGGAGTCGAAATGAACCGTGTGATCCTGTTCGGCAACCTGGGCCGCGATCCCGAGGTCCGCTCGATGAACGACGGCACCAAGGTCTGCAGCCTGTCGCTCGCGACCACCGAGCGCTGGAAGGACCGCGCCACCGGCGAGCAGAAGGAGAAAACCGAGTGGCACCGCATCGTGGCCTACGGTGCCGTCGTCGACGTGTTCGAGAAGTACTGCAAGAAGGGATCCAAGCTGCTGGTCGAGGGCAGGCTGCAGACCCGCAAGTGGGTCGACCAGGGCGGCGTCGAGAAGTACACCACCGAGATCAAGCTGGAGAACTTCGACTTCGCCGGCACCGTGGACCGCAACGAGACCGCGGGCAGCGAACCGACCCGGCGGCCGGCGGCGGCGGCGGCAGCAAAGAAGACGTCGACAATCGATGACGATTCGGTGCCATGGTGAAGATCCCGCCAGAGTTCACCGACATGGCCTATATCGGCGACGGTGTTTATGCCGCCTTCGACGGCTATCAGGTCTGGCTGTTCGCGGACCGCGACGGCTGGGAGCACAGCATTGCCGTGGAGCCCGGCGTGCTCGAAGCGCTCAACAGCTATTGGGCGGGGCTCAAGCACAAGTACGAGGATCGCCGGCCATGAACGGCATGATCGTCGAGGGCGGCGTCGAGATCGGCGAGCTCGTCGTCCGCCAGCTCACGCCCGGCGAGAAGCGCGAGCAGCGCGAGCAGCTCTGGCGCAGCTACCAGATCAAGGGCTGGCTGCGCATGCCGGTCTGGCCCGCCCGCGCCATCATCGGACCCTACGGCATCAGGTGGGAGAGACTGAAGTGATCGTCGAGCTCGAGCTCAGCATCGATCTTCCCAAGCTGATAGAGCAGAAAGAAGCGATGCTGCGCGTCATCGAGGAATCGAACAGCGCGGAGGATCGTCAGCTTCTCGATGGCATCCTCAATCTGCTCGACGCGATTCACGATCAGATCGATCCCGGTATCAAGTGGGAGAAGCTGACATGACAGGCTGGCTCTATCGCAGGAACCCCGAGGCGGCGCCGAGCTCGCAGCCGACGCCGTTCCCCACCGCAAGCGAGAGCGGACCCGAGCTCTACCAGGTCGGCTTCATGGAGTCGGACGGCGTGTTCTTCGTCGTGCGCACCCAGACCACCGAGCAGGACGCCGCGCGCATCGTCCACTTCCTCAATGGAGGCGCGCCCGGCGACTACCCGCCCGTGCCCTACGTATGATCGTCTATCGCAAGGATGCCGGTGCCTACTGGTGTCCGTTCGCCAGGGTCATTGGTTTCGAGGAGGAGAGCGCTGCGAACAGAACGCCAGGCGGCGATATCCGAGAGGGTTCGTGCTGCATCGGCGACCAGTGCATGGCCTGGATCTGGGTTGATCCAGCCGATGCCAAGATCAATCGTGCCGGACGTTGCGGACTCGTCCCTACATGAATCCACAGACCATCGTCATCGTCGGCATCGCCTACTTGATCGCGATCCTCGCCATCATCGCGGTCATCGCCATCGCCGTCGGGAGCTGACATGAACCACGACACGATTCCGATCGCCGCCCAGATTGCCGAAGCCAAGCGCGAGCTCGGCATGCGGTTCGCCGTCTACAAGAAGCGCGTCGAGGCAGGTACGATGACGCCGCTCGAGCAGGAGCTGAAGATCGCACTCCAGAAGGCGATCATCGCCTCGCTCGAGCGGCTGCAGAGCTACGACAGGGCCGCGGTGCTGGCGCCATGACCGCGCTAACGGACGACGAGATCGCGGCTATCGAGCAGAAGTACCTGACGCGCTACAACGCCGAGCTGGGCCGCCTCGTCGCGGACCTCAAGGCTGCGCGCGCGGCGCTGCGAATGTTGGTGAACATCCACATCAGCCCAATCGGCACCATCTACGAACTGCCGCGCGTGATTTCACAAGCCCGCGCCGCCCTCCCCGCCAGCCCAGAGGAGCCGCCGCGATGAGCGATATGTGGCGTAATTTATTGCGCGCGAAAGTGCTGTGGCCCGACGAGCAAGCAGCAGAGCGGATAGCGGCCATGGAGATCGCCCGTAGGTTTGCATTGCGCTGGCAAGACGAGAGCGCCGCGCGCACCAAGGGAGCGACCAATGGCTGAGCCTGCGACGGATGCGGAGATCGAAAAACTGCGCTATTTGGCGAGCGCACCGTTGTCGCAAGACAGCACCGTACCGCCCACCTTCACGCGCGACTGCATGGCAAGGGTCCTCGCCCGGCTCGACGCCGAGCGCGCAGCCAACGCGCAGCTCCGCGCCGCCGTGGCCGAAGAGAGGGAGCGCTGCGCGCGGACTGCGGAGACGTGGATGCTCGGCGGCTCGAGCATCGGCAGCGCCATCGCCGCAGCGATTCGCGCATCTAAGGCTTGAGCAAAGTCACCACCAACGACACCACGAGCGCGATCGCCCCACTGATCACGGTGGCCAGCTTCCACAGCACGCGCATCCGCGCCTCGCAGTAGAGGACGTGATTGCGCAGGTCCGACGACAGCGTGGCGATCGCGACCTCGAGCTGCATCACGCGCCTAGCGAGAGCGCTTTCGTCCATCGCTGGCTGCGGCCTCCGGCGCCGGCGGATAGGGATCAACCGGCGGCAGAGCTTGGTGACGCGACAGCACCGCCAGCACGACGTCGCGGACCGGCTGCGGCACCTCGGGCAGAAAGGTGACCTGGCCGGTCCAGGGGTCCCACCAGTAGCTCGGCCGCACGTTGTAGACCTCGAGCTCCTCGGGAAACGACTGGCCGATCTTCATCTCGGGCATCGGGGCTCTCCTAGGTTTCGCGGGCAAGCATGACGAGCGGATCGGCTTCGGCCTGCTGGATCAGACCGACGATCAGAGGATCGTCGTTCCAGATCTCGTCGCTGGCGTACCACAGCTCACGCTTCAGCTGGCCGGCATCCTCGATCACGTCCATGAAGGCGCGGAAGCGATGCGCGGCCTCGAGCCGCTCGATCAGCAGCCGGCGCTCGATCAGCCAGCGCGTTGGTATCGGCGGCGGCGGCGGCGGCAAGGGTGGCGGTGGCGGAGGATCAGCCGCCTGTGGCGTGTTGCCCTCAGCGAGCCATTCCTGGTACGTGCGCCAGTCGGCGTTGCGTTCGTCGTTGGGAATGAATGCACCGTCGCTGAGACGCTGCACGCCGCCCATCGGATTGAGCTTGTAGGTTTCAGTCATGATCAAATCCCCGCATCGGCAATGTAATTGACGCCCAGTAGATCGCCGATTGTGGTGCCCGCTGTACCGGTGCAATCAACCCGCATGTCCTTGAACGTCGAAGTAACCGTCGATCCGGTCATGTCGACGGACAGGCTGACATTACGAACCTGGTTGTTCGCCACTGACGGATTATAGAGCGTACATGTCGGTGGCACGCGCATCTCGACCGGATAGCGAAACGATGGACCGTAGTTTACGACGGCGCCAGTTTTTCTGGTCGACCAGTAATGCACGCCTGAACCTGCTCCAAGCTGTGGCACGTTTGCGTAGATAAATGATTTTTGAAAATGCCGCTGGCACGCCGCTAACTCCTGCTCGAACGGCCTGCGCTCGAACGGCGTCGCGACGCTGCCGATTTCAAGCTGCACGTCGTCGATCATGAACCAGTCGGCCGGGCCTGCCGTGCCTGTCGGCGTGAAGTTGATCATCAGCGATGCACAAGTCACATTCGTGCCGACAGGTACGGTAGACGTGAACGTGTAGCGCGTTGCAGTCGTCGTAATCGCCTGCGCGGTGTTGATCGGTTGCACTTCGCCGCTGTAGGCCGGTCCCATCGAGCGCTTTGCAGGCGCGCTTGTGCCAGTCCACAGCTGCACTTCGACAAAGCTGCCAGCAGGCGAAAAGTTCGGCCCCGCCATCATAGTCAACGACAGCGTGACCACGCTGCCGCGTGCCGGAACGATCTCGTCGGTGTCGAGCGGAAATTCGAGCCGACAGACGTTGACGCCGGTCTGTCCGGCTGTGCGATGCAGTAGAATGCCATAGCGCGACGCATTGGTGAGCGGTGTCGCCCATTGCGAGACTGCCAGCGCCGAGTTGCCGTTGAGATAGAACCAGCCGTCGGAAACGTACCCGCTCGCCGATGCGGCGAACGGAAAACTCGCACTCCCACCCGCACCGCGCTGCCACACCTCGAAGCCGCCGTTGCGGCCGAGGATGTTGCGATAGCTGCCGCGAGCGAGCGGCGAGGCCAACAGCCGATCCGGCCGCACGAAGGCCGATACTGCCGCAGCGGCGTCAATCTCGACCTGCGTCGCCTCTCGCGCCACACCGGCATAGACAGTTGTCGCCGACTGCTTGAGCGCATCGAATGCCGCAAGCGCAGTGGTCTGCCCAGTCCCACCCTCGCCGATCACTAGCGGCAAAAGCGGACTGACCTGAACTTTCTCGAAGACAATTGGTGTGACACCCAGCGTGCCGCCGATATTAGAGACACACAGCCAGACCGTATCGTGGCCGTCGGTGCCTTCCTGGACCGTGATCAACGAACCAGGATGCTCGTCGTAGGTGTCAAAATCGACCGCACGCGCCGGCGGTCCCGTCGGACCAACGACATAGACGCCGTTTTCCGTCGCGTTGGTCTGGTTTTTGAGCAGAACGCGATCGCCAATCACCAACGTGACGTCCTGTACGATGGTGCCGGCCTGGATGAAGCCGATGATAATGTCGGCGTTATTGGTGACACGCACCGTGCTGCGCTTGCTCACGCCAATCGCGAGTGCGTCGGCATAGCCCTTGGTGACGACCTCGCTTGCAACCGTCGGCTGCGGCATGCCGGTGATGCGGCCGCCGGTGATCTGCGCGTTCGACGAGGTCAGCGCCGGCGTGTTGACGCTGCCGCCGGTGATCGCCGCGCCAGCGATTGCGCCGCCAGTGATGTTCACCGCATTCGCGTTCTGCTGCGCCATGGTTCCGAGCCCCATGGTCGCGACCAGGTCGGCCGAGCTCGTGTCGTCGAGCACGCTGCGTCCGAACGGAGTGATCGTCGTCAGCCCGAACGTGTCGAGGCCGGTGCCATAAGGCAGCTGATCGGCGCCGACGATCAGAGCCGCGAGCCCGGTGAGCGTGGCGTCGAGCGGCTGTGCCGCGATCTCGGTGCGCAGCTGCGCCGGCGTGAGCAGCTCCCACCCGGTTGCGGTCGGATTGACCTGGGGAAAGGCATTGGCGACCAGCACGGGGCCGCTGCTCGTCGGCGGCAGGACGATGGCGCGGTCCACGCGCTCGTCGATCTGCTGCATCATCGCGACGTGGCGGTCGAGCGTGTTGTTCAAGGTCTGGCGGTTGAAGCTGCCAGCGACCGGAAAATCCGAGACGCGCTCGATCGGCAGGCCGCGCAGGATGGTCACCGTTGTGTTGGCGACCGGCGCGACGAACGTGACGCTGCCACCTTGGAAGCCACCCTCGCTACCCGGATTACCGGCGAGGTTGTAGTGCGTGACGGCGGTCTGCAGCACGTCGCCGACATAGACGTGGATATCGGCGATCTCGAAGAACGTAAAAGAAAAGGCGAATGGGCCGACGGCCGGCGTGGCGCCGATGCTGTATTGCACCCGGGTCGGCAGGTCGGGAACGATGACGTGGGTCATGACGATCTCCTGGCCGGCGTGAGGGCGCTGGATTGCGCCATCGCACGCCGCGCCTCGTTCTGCACCGCAGGCTCCGAATGGCCGGAGCCGGCCAGCAGGCGCTCGAGCGCATCGAAAGCAAAGTAGGTGTGCGTGACATTGTTAAGCGGCAGCAGGCGCCGGGCATCGCGCGCTGTCTGCGGACCCCAGTCCATGGTCGCGGTGCGGAAGGTGAGGTCGACCAGATTGCGCGCCTGGCCGGCGACTGGACCGAGCGCGCGGATCAAACCATCCGGCGACATGGCCATGCCGACGGGGAGGCCGAGCGGCGGCATCTGCGGTGCGCCGACGAAGGCCGGGCCGTAGCGGTTGTCGAACATGCCGCTGGCGGCTTGGAACAGCTGGCCGAACCAGCCCGTGACGCCGCTACGATCGATGCCGCGCAGCAGGGCCTCGCTCGCCGATTGCGGCTGCGTGTTGCCGGTGAGCTGGCGGCGCAGCTGGTCGGAGATCACGCCGGCGCCGATCATCAGGGCGGCGCCCGAGAGCAGGCGCGAGTCCTTTTCCTGTAGCGCCGGCAGCAGCAGCTTCTGCACCACGGCCTGGCCGTAGGCCTGGAACATGCCGATCGTCTGGCCGATCGGCTTCGAGAGCCACAGCGAGCGGCTTGCTGGATCGGCCGAGACGATCGCGTTGTCGACGTCCTCCGCCAGTGCCCGGCGGAAAGCCTCGCGCGCGTCGGCGCTCGACCAGCGCTCGGTATTGGGCAGCTGCACGCTGTCGCGCGAGCTGCCATGGCGGCGCAGCTGCACCGAGATCTCGCGCGCCATGTCGGGGTCGATGCCGGCCCGCGCCAGACGGGCCGTTGCCTGCTTGTCTGCCGCCGCCGCCGCCGCCGAGAGCTCGCGCCGCGCCTGACGGAGTTCGTCGGCGTGAGCAAAGATTTTCGTGCGCGTGCCGGATATCACGGTCGGGTTGGCGAGCAGGTGCTCGAGCTCGGCAATACGTAAGGCGTGACGCTCGGCACGTGTCAGAGCCGGCAGCGTCGCGAGCTGCATCTGCAGCTGGGCACGTTCGGCGCTCCAAGCGGCTGTCTCGGCAGCGGTCGGCACATAGCCGCCCAATGCTCGGGCATCGATCAAGTGATGCAGCTCGGTGAGCCGGGCTTGCGACGGTACGTGCAGCCTTACAACGTCCTGGCGGATCGCCTGGAACGCCACGGCCTCGACGTCGTCGGCGATGCGGCTGGCGATCACCATGCCGGCCCAGCCTTTGGCGAAAGCAGTCCATGGATTCATGCCATTGAGAAAGAAGCTGGCCCGTGTCGCCTTATCGAGCACCCGCTCGAACATGGTGTGGCGGCCGGAGATGTCGGCCGCCAAATCGGCCATGCCCATCACGCGGCTCGCATCCATCATGTCGAGTGTGCCGCCAGCAAGCCGAGTCTCGGCATTGCTCATCTTGATCGTGCCCATGCCGGCATGCAGCGCGTCGAACGCCGTGCCGAAGGTGCGCACGAAGCCTTCCTTCATGACCAGCGCGCCGACGTCGCTGATCTGCGACACCACGCCCGTGAGCCCGCTCATCATTGCGATCTTGCGTGCAGAGGCCAGGGCGCGCGGTATCCAGTCGCGGCTTTGGTCCCACTGCCCGTAGGTGCCGCGCAGCAGATCGCGCACTGCCCGCAAATCGTCGAGCTCCTGGGTCATGCGCGCCCAGTCGGCGTCGCCGGCGTTGAGCGCGCTGCGGGCATTCGCGAGATGCGCCTCCTTGGTCGCCGTTGCGAGATCGCGCACCCTGGCAATCTCGTCGAGCGGCGGGCTGCCGGCGAACTGCGTATCGAGCGCCTTGTAGGCAGCGCTCGTTCGATCGCTCAATGTCTTGAGCTCCTTCTGCAGATCGTCGAATGCCCTCTGGCCATTGGTGCCCATGCGCCGGCCGATGTCCCGGAACCACTCCTCGCGGGCGCTGTCGAGCAGGGCCTTGGCGTTGACGCTGCCGGTGCGCCGCGCCAGCGAGATGTCGATCCCCATGGTGCGCACGTAATGCGCCAGCAGCTCCTGCGGATCGGTGACCAGCCAGCGCTGAAAGACCGTCGAGGGCGCATCGAACTTGCGCTTGTAGGCGCTGGTCGCCATGCCGACATGCTCGTCGTCGATCGCGCGGAACGGCCGGTCGAGCAGGATGTCGTCGACGATCTTTCTGGCCTGGCTGACGTCGCCGCCGCTTCCTGCGAGCCAGCTGCGCACCGCGGCCTCGAAGTTGGCGCGATCGCCCAGGATCGCATTGGTGTTCCACACCCGGTTGGCATAGCTCTCGACGATCTCGCCGTTGACCGTCTGCCAGCGCTTGGGCGTGCGCACGCTGGCGGCGGGGAAGAAGTCGACGCCGGGCGTCGAAGCCATGTCGCCGATCTCGTCGTAGAGCTTGCGCATGCTGGCTGCAGCACGATTGACTTCGGGCAGCACGTCGTCGACCTGGGCATGCAGGCGCTGCCAGACACGCAGGCTGAAATCGCTGGCGGATAGGGCGGCGGGCGGCCGGCGGCCGGTGACGTCCTCGACCAGGGCCTGCAGGCGGTTGACGCCGCGCTGCGCCATGTAGGCTTCGTCGTAGTCGCGCAGCGTATGGGCGAGACGCGACTGCAGCGGATACTGGTCGGACGCGACGTTGCCAGGATTGGCATAGCCCTTGAGGTTGCGCCGCACGAGATAGGGGATCTGGGTGAGCGTGCTGACAGCCTCGCCGACGAAGTCGATCGGGCTGGCGATCAGGCGGCCCATCGGCGACATGCCGATGTTCTCGAGCCACACGCCGGTAGCGACGGGATTGAATTGCCCGGTCTGGGTCACGGCCGACGGCGGCGTAGCTGCAGCACCACCGGAGCGCAGGCTGACGCCCTGCTCCTCGAGATAGGCGACGGCCTCGGGCGAGAGCCGTGCGCGCATCTCGGGCGACATGCCGGCGACCGCGCCGCGCAGCTCGTCCACGCCCCAGTCGTCGTTCGGAGAGATGCGACCTATCGTGCTGGGCGGCGACGTGGCAGCGGCTTCGCCGAGCGTGACCGTGCCGCGTGGTGCTGCGGCGATGTCGCCGGCGAGCGCATCGGGATTGAGAAACGCCGGCCCTTCGCCGCGCGCCAGCGCAGCAGCATCGACTTGCTGACCATCGAGATAGCGGCCCATGGCGCTGGCGGCAGGACGCGTGTTGCGCATCGCGGTGCCGACCAGTCCCATGATCACCGTGCCGCCAAGCGTCGCAAGCCCGACCTGGCTCAAGCCGACATGGGAATCGGCGAAGGCATGCAGCGCTTCGCTGCCGCCGAGCATGGTACCGCCAATGACCGCTCCGCGACCGAAGGCCTGGGCTGCCGTGGTGCTGCCGCGAATCCAAGTCGAGCCGGGTGCGGCATAGCTCACGGGGTCGAGGGCCGCGGTGAAGAACAGGTGCGAGATCGGGTTCTCGATCGCAAGACTGCGATCGCGCCGGCGCTGGTCGGCAGCGAGCAGCAGCGTGTCGAATTCGGCACGGCTGCGCGCATGGCTGAGCCACTGCCGGTCCTCGGGAAAGTCGACCGCATTGGCGGCCGCAACGGCGTCGAAGCCTTCCTCGACGAAGGTCGGCCCCGATGGTGCCGTGACGATGGCGCCGAGCCAGCTGGAGCGAAAAGCAGCCCCCAGCCGCGCTGGTGCGGTGTCAGGCACCGCAAGCGGCGGGCCGGAATAGAGCACCGGTAGCACCGGCTGCGGCACACTGCCGAGCCGCGACATGTTGGGGTTCGGCAGAACGAATGGAGGCGGAACACCGGCAGGTTCGGCCATGATGGCTACTCAGGCCGCGGCGGAATAGGAACGGCGCCGCGTACTGGTATCGGCGCAGGTGGCGCAGCAGCAGGAGCCGCCGCCGCCGCTGGAGCAGCAGGCGGTGGAACGGCGGCCGGAGCCGGGCGCGGCAAGCCGCCCATCGGCGTGATGCCGAAGCGCATCTGCAGCCGCACCAGGGCGATCGCCGCCTGGTGCGCTGTGGTCGGCAGGTTGGGATGGTTGGTTAGAACGTGCTCGGTGGCGCGGCGGTCGAGAGCTGCCTCGGCGGCACGATCGCGCACCATGTCGGCCGGTGGCCGCACGCTGAAGGTCGCCTGATCGCGCGGGTTCCAGGCAACGCCCGGAGTCTCGACGCCGGGCACGCGATAGACCGGCTGGTGCGGCATTCGCCGGCCGTCGATGTCGGGCGGCCGCACCATCAGGAGATATTCGCCCGGCCGGTCGCGCACCGGCGCCATGTAGAAGTCCTTGTCCTGCAAGGCGCGGATCGGATTGCTGCTGTTGCGCACGGCGAGCGGCTGGCCTGCCGTGTCGTGGGCGCGCAGCACGTCCATGTAGAAGGTCATGGCCTGCTCGGCGACCTGCCAGGGCTGGGCGCCGACACGCCGGCCGTCGGCCTCGGGACTGTTCTGCACCCAGACGCCGCGATCGGTGTACTCGGAGCCGATCCAGGTGATGGCATGGCCGCGCGTGGCATAGCGCCCACCGGACTCGCGCAGCGCGTCGACATTGCGCTGGCCCTGAACCATCTGCCCGTTCCAGCCGCGCTCGTTGGCGAGCTGCATGCTGACCGGGATGTCGGCATTGCTATTGGCGACCGGGACCACGAGCTCGCCGGCGAACAGCGAGAACAGCGGCAGGCCGTAGGACTGGGCGAGGTAGTTGAGCGTGCCGATCGCGACGTTCGGAACGCCGGTGCCGATCTCGCTGGGTGGGCGCTCGGTGCCCATGAGGAACTGGACGAGCCGGGTCATCGGATCGCCCTGGTTGGCGACCGCGGCGCGCCAGCGATCGGTCTCGCCGGTCCGCTGCACGGCCATGTAGGCGCGCAGCTGGTCGAGCATGGCGGCGCGCGTGTCGGGCGTCTGCAGCACCTGCTGGTTGATGCGGTCACGCTCGGCCTGGGGCATGAGCGCGAGTTGCTCGCGCTGGCGCTGGATCGCAGTCCAGGCGACCTCGGCTCTAACTGGATCGAGCCGGCCGGCATTATCGCCGGTACCCTGGTTGGCGCGCGAGTTGACGATCTGAGCAAGATCAAGGCCGTTGAGCTCGAGCTTCTCGACGCGATCGCCGAGCTGACGCTCCATCTCGGCGCGGCTGCGCGGATCGGCGAGCAGCCGGCTGCCGATGAACTGGGCGGTCATCGCCGACTGGAAGTTGGCCGACGGTCCGAACCCGGCGTCGAGCTGAGCGAGCATCCGGGTCGGAATGGTGCCGGTCTCGCGCGCCAGACGGGCGACGGTCTCGATCTGGCCGCGTCCGGCCTCGCTCTCCATGTCGTTGAGTGTCGCCGGCCGGCGCGAACCGTCCGGGTAGGGCATGTGCTCGACGATCTTGTTGATGTCCTCGAGACTGGCGGACGGGCCTTGGCCAGCAGCCACGCGCTCGTTGACCCGGCGATAGGCATCGGTGAGCTCGGTCAGGTCGCGCAGGCGCTCGCCATGGACGCGGGCGATCTCGCGACTTGCCTGGCCCCATTGCTCCGGCGGCAGCGTATTGAACATCGCCGTGTTCTCGAACGCAGGCGGCGCGTCGGCGGCGATCTCTCCGGCGGCGATCTGCTGCATGCGGAGCACGCTCATCTGACCAAGCCCCGCCGTCTCGGCCTGCTCGCGCTGCTGCTGGATAGCGCGCGAGGGGCCGATCAGCCGCGCATAAACGTGGTCGGCCGAGCGCTGATCAAAGGCAGCATCGGGATCGCGGATCGTGTTGCCCTGCTGGTCGATGGTGTGCGGCACGGTGCGATAGCCGGCCTCGGCCGCGGCCTCGCCGGCGATGCGCTCGCGGCCGCGGGCGTCGTTGGCCGGCAGCTGGCTCATGCGGATCTCGGCGCGCTCCATGATCGCGGTGTTGGCGGCATTGCGCTCGCGCTCGGCGGCGGCGGCGGCGGCCGTCTGGCCGCGCTCGGCGCGTTCCTCCTCGCGCGTGCGCTCGGCCAGGCGCTGCTCGCTGGCGCGTGTGGCTTCCTCGATCGCCGGATTGGTGATCATGCGCGCGAGGCGTGCAGCGATGCCCTGGCTCGAGGCCTGCCGCTGGAACTCGCGAGCAAGCCGCTCGCGGCCTTCGGCTGTTGTGCCGGCAGCACCCTGGCGTGCCAAGGTATAGGCATCGTGCAGCCGGGTGACTTCTTCCTGCTGCGCTTGCTCGGAGAGCGCGCGGCCGGTCTGGCGGCGCTGCTCGAGATCGCGCGCCAGGCCGCGGGCATAGCGCTCGATCTGCACGCGCTCCGACGGAACGTGAACGGTACCGGGCGCCTGTACCGCGCCGGGCGCCGACGCAACGCGCCGGCCCGTTACCGGATCGTGCGACATGGCGCCGGATTGGCGCCATTGGTCGATCACCTGCTCGGCCGCGGTGATGCCGCCGCGGCGGTAGGCGGCGATCGCAGCGTTGCCCAGCGTGCTGCTGGTGAGCTCGACCTGGAGCTCGCGCTGCGCCGCCATGATCACGATGTCGTTGACCCGGTCGCCATGCGTCGTGCGCAGGTCCTGCATGGTCTGGCGATAGCGCTGGACCGCCTCGGGAATGCGGGGGTCCTCGGGATTGGAGGCCGCCAGATTGTAGATGTCGCGCCGCTGATCATCGGCATGCGTGATGGCTGTCGCGTAAAGCTGGTCGTTGGCGATGCGATTGCGGCGCTCGGTCAGCGCCGTGGAGAAGCCGGTGGCGAGACCCATGAGCTGGGTGCGCGCGACACCGCGGGCGCTTTCCGGCATGGCCTCGACGGTGCGGTCGACCCAGGCCATCGAGGCCGCGCCGAACTGCTCGGGGTCGTTGGTGTAGCGCACCTGCATCTCGCCAAAGGCCCTGCGGGCGTCGACCTCGACCGCGCCCATGTAGTTGCGCATCAGCGCCTGATTGAAGGCGCGGCCAGCGCCGTAGTTCCAGGCACGCAGCTGGTCGAGCGGGCGCAGCTGCTGCGTGCCGTCGGGCATCTGCTCGTAGACCTGGACCTGGGCGCCTTTCTCGGCGGCGTGGAGCTCGGCCTCGCGCTCGACAGCAGAACCCATGCGCGTTGCGATATTGGCCGCGGCGCTGGCCATGCCGAACAGGCCCTCGGCCTCCGAGCTGGCGACCTTGGCGGCCGGGACCGCGAAGCTGTCAGCGCCGATGCGGCTTTCGAACTCGGGAAGCGAAGGCATGATCGGTTCCTAGTAAGGACGCCCGCCGGCACCGCCATAAGCTCCGCCGCCAGTGCCCGGCGTCGTTCCAAGGCCACTGCTGCCATAGCTCGGCATGCCGCCGCCGGCCGCCGCCGAAGACGACCCGCCTGTCATGCCGGAACCGGCCTGAATACCGCTCGAGGCGAAGTTGAACAGGCTCTGGCCGATGCCGGTCACCATGCGGCTGTGCGCAGCGCCGACGGTGAAGGCCGCTTCGTATTGCGCGCTGGCGCCCTGCAAGGCGAGCGAGGCCAGACGGTTGAGGCGGTTGAGCTCGATAGTCTCGGTGTCGCGCTCGTAGGCCCGCGTGCTGACATCCTGGATGCTGCGCACGGTGCCCGACTGGAGCTGGATGCCACGCGCCGCCCAGATCGCGGTCTGCGAGGAAATCACGTCGGCATAGCGCCGGGTGCGCTCCGCGGACTGCTGCTGCGCCTGAAGCTCGCCGGTCGAGCGCGCCATCTGGAGGTTCTGGTTGTAGAGCGAGAGACCGGTATCGGCGCGGCGCTTGGCGGTCTGGTAGGCTGCTGCGTTGCCGGCGATCGAGAAGCCGGTGGCCAGCGCCGACACTGCCATCATCGCGATTGCGACATAGCCCATCAGACGACGACCTCCAGCGCCAGGCCGAGCACGGTCAGCGGCAGCGGCACGTCGCAGGTCACAGTCACGGTCCTGCCGCGCTCGAAGCCGAGCAGTACGAAGTCGTACATGCCGCTCTGTGCATCGGGCGGCACGCTGTAGTCGTCGTCGATGTTGGTGATGTTGGCGCCCTCGCCGTTGACCACCAGGCGGATGCTCTCGTGGACCTCGACGCCAGCCTTGACGACGCGGATGTTGCGCCCGCGGCTCGAGCCTTCCTCGGTCGGCAGCTCGGGCGGCAGGCTCTCGAAGCGCGTCGTGAAGGGCAGGCCGAGCAAACTGGTTGCCGCCGCCCAGGCGTCGTCGACGATGGTGTAGACCCCGCCGCTGATCTGGTCGGGCTCGTAGGCATAGCCGTTATTGACCGCCTGGGCGATCGCGCCTTCGAGATAGGAAGCGCCCGACAGGGTCGTGCCGCCGATCGCGACCGCGAAGCTCTTGGCGCAGTCGAGCGCGTGGCTGTGGTCGAGGCGCTCGAGATGGAAGCGCTGGCCACCGGCGATGGTGCGCTCGACCAGGACGAAGACGCGGCCATTGACCGTGCAGACGTCGCGGAAGGCGCCTTGCGTCTCGCACCAGCTCCAGGCCGTGATGCGCTGGGCGCGCAGGCTGTGCAGCATCGCCATGCCGCCATTGGCCTGCACGACATAGGCGTACTGCTCGTCAACGTCCTTGGAGGCGGTGACCGCGGCGAGTGCCACGGGATGGTCGATGCGGCTCGGGTTCATCACCGAGAGCGCGTCCGACGAGTAGTTCTGCGACGTGGCGTTATAGAGGAACTCGCGGATCTGGTGGCCGTACTTCTGGACGAAGATGATGGCCTCGTCGAAGCGCGCGGGCCGCACGCTGCCGTGGCAGCCAAAGCCGCTCTGCTGCTTGACCGCCGCGGTCTTGGGCGACCACGGCTGACTGTCGCCCTCGGGCTGATAGAGCTCGACCTGGTCGGTGAAAATCGAGAGATGCTTGAAGCTGGCGAGGTGAAGGACCTCGACAACCTTGTCGGCGGCGACGCCGATCCAGATCGCCTTGTCGTCGCCGGCATCGCCCAGGTCGAAGTTGAAGAAATCGCCGACCTGGCTAGCCCAGATGCCCGACGGCCGGTCGCGGCTGCCGCCGAACACGAGGCGCTCGCTGTGAAAGCACACCGCCTGTGGATAGCCATGAATGGAACTGAATGCTTCTTCGTCCCAATCATCGGTCGCTGTCGTGCTGGGAAGCGTTTCGATGATCGAGACGGTAAGCTGGGTCGGCGACACCACCGCCATGATGACCGTCTGCTTGCCCTGGATGCGCATGTAGGTGTTGACATGCGCGGGCTGCCACCAGGCGGCGCTGAACGTCACGGTGATGCCGGTGCCGCTGACCGCTGCCGGCGTTGCCGTGATGCTGGCAGGCGCATAGCGGTAGAAGGGAACGGCACGTTTGCCGCTTGCCGTTACGTCATGGAAGAAAGTGAACGGCGCAAGCGTGAAAGTCGCGGCACCGGTACGTTTGAGGACGTAGGACGACACATCCTTGTGGCACAGGATCATGGTGTCGCCGGACTGGGCGAAGCGCAGCAGCTTGGCTTGAGCCAGCGTCCAGGGCGCGCCGCCGACGGTCGTGGCGAACGTGCCGTCGTCGAAGAAGATGTCGATGGCGCCGGCGCGGAATGCCAGCACGTAGCCTTGGGTCTCGCTGAACTCGAATGGGATCAGGGCGGCATCGCCGGCGAGCTGCGCGGCGAAGTTGGTGCCGGGCCGCGTGGTGATGCCGCCGTGCAGCAGCGGGCGCATGTTGACGAGCTGCTTGCAGCCTTGCTGCCACGCCTGGATGTCGGAGCGCAGCGGCGCCAGCTTGACGTCGAGCTCGCCGGCCGAGAAGTTGCTGTTGATGATCTTGCGATGGCCTCTCATAGGCGCTGCGCCTTGAGCCGGCCGACCGGGAACTTCTTGGCCGGCTGATTGAGCCGGTCGAGCCGCTTGGCGAGCAGCAGCTTCTTGGCGGCCTCGCCGCGGTGGAAGCCGGCGAGGGCTGCGTCCTCGCGCAGCACGCCGGCGAAGTCGGACGACAGGCGCTCCTCGAGCACGACGACGAAGTAGGGCGGGAACCAGGTGGTTTCGACCTGACGGATGTAGTCGAGGACGAGCTCCTGGTCCTGGTGGACGTCGCAGAACACCATGTTCTGGTGAATCTCGAAGGAGGTGAGGTTCCGATCCTGCACCGTGAGCCGCAGCAGCTTCAGGTAGTCGGCCGGCAGGTGCCAGGCGTCGGACCACACCGACTGCGGCGGATCGAGCAGGTGCTGCAGTGCCACGCTGGTGACGGCGAAGCGCCAGTCGTGCTCGACGAGCAGCTCCTGGGCGCGGATGTCGTAGAGCCGCTGGGCCACCATGGACTCGGTCGTGCCGTCGTCGAAGCTGCCGATCGGCTTGCCGCCGACCAGGATCGAGGCGCGGCTCGCGATGCTGAATTTGGTCTCGGTCATGGCCTGCCTTGGAAAAGGCGGGCCGCCCCGGGAGCAGGACGGCCCGTGAAGGCGGCAGCGAAGCTAGCGGGTCTGACGCGTGCCGGGAGGCGGCTTGTCGTGGCGGCCGCCGAGAGGCGGCACGAGAGGCCTGTCGGCGGTGGCGATCCCGGGCTCGGTGGTGCGAGCCTCCTCCTGCTGATCGAGCCAGGCCTTGTGCTCGTGCTCGAGCCGGGTCTTGTAAGCCGCTTCCGTCTCGTCGGGACGGCGCGGGCTCGGAGGCGGCTCGATCCCGGCCATGGCCTCGACCATGCGCGTGTCGGTCACGACGCCAGCGAGCTCGTCGCTGATGTCGATCGCTGTCGCCGACACCGCGTTGACCATGTGCAGACCCCAGGAGGCGGGCACGGCATAGGTCGTGTCGGTGTAGGTGATGCGCAGGACGATGTGGCCGGGTTTGAGCAGGCCGTTGTAGCTCTTGGCCGGCGCGATGTAGCCGGCGGCGTCGGCCACGGCGGCGGCGTCGGCGGTCTGGAGCACCCAGAGCGCCCAGTCGCCGGCGCGCGCGACCTGGTTGAAGCGGGTCTTGTCGAAAGCCATCTGGGTTACTCCTTGCACTCGACCTTGAACACGCCCGCCGCCTCGATGCCCACAGCCTCCATGGAGATGCGGACCTGGGCGAAGTAGGCGGCACGCTCGGCGATCCAGTCGAAGTTGGAGCGCAGATCGGCGACCCAGGCGCTGCCCATCGCAGGGCGGTGCCAGGCGAGGCCGGTGCGGGTGGTGGTGACGAGGGTGAGGCCGGTGTGCATCATCCACTTGATGCCCAGGAAATCGAGCATCTTGTAGCCGTCGGCCCACGGCATGATGGTGAGGTAGTCGCGGCTCTTGACCTCGGCCAGATCGAGCAGCTCGGTCCAGGCCTTGGGCGCCACAATGCAGAACTTCTGGCCGTCCTCGGGAATGTCGGCCTCGTGGAACTTCTGCACGAGCTGGAGGATCTTCGGCTTGTCGAGGCCGGTGGTACCGACCGGGATGGTGAAGCCCGCGATCGCCTCGGCGGCGGCGATGATGCGTTCGTCGACCTTGCGGCCGGCGGCCATAGCGAGCGCGCCGGCGGCCTGGCCGCGCTCGTCGATGTTGGTCTTGAGCTCGTCGAGATCGTCGATGTACTCGCCGCCGTAGTAGTCGGAGACGGTGGTGGTGACGATCGAGTGCGCGGCGTTCATCACGGGCACCATGCCGTGCTTGCCCTTGGCGCCGACGGAGCCGGTGCCGTACTTGGGGAACTTGGCGGTCTCGCCGGGCACGATGGTTTTCTCGCGCACGGTGCCGCGCAGGAGCGAGCCCTTGCGCTGGTAGGCAGTGAAGACTTCGGAGTCCCACTGCGTCATGAAGACGGTGTCGATGCTGGTCGACATGGCTGATCCTCTTAAGACCTAAGCGCAGAAGCGCTTAGGGTCTGGGTTCAAACGGGGTTGAGCCCGGTTGTCCCGTCGCGATGGATCAGCGGTTAGCCTTGCGGGCCGCCTACCCTGTGCGGGGCCGCGGTTGCGCCGGCACTATAGGACGGCAGCCAGCGGGCTGCCAAGTCTACCGGCTGCTGGGCACGTTGGCCTTGCGCCCGCCACCGGCGGCGACGAGGCGCTTGAAGCCGTCCTCGATCTCGCGCACGAAGATCGGGTCGCGCTTGAACGGGTCGTAGTAGCGCGGGTCCTTCATCTTCTGCTGCAGGCTTTCGAGCGAGGGCGCGTCGGAGATGGCGCCGCCGGGGCCGGCACCCTGGGCATGACCGCTGTTGAGGCGCACGAGCTCCTCGACCAGCTTGACGCCGTCGGCGGTGGAGGCGAGCTGCTCGACCAGCTTGTAGGAGGTGTCGCTGAGGTTGCCCTTGGCCCAGGCGGCAGCGCGATTGACGCGCTCGTGGCCGTTGTCGCCGAGCTTCTTGATCTCGGCAGCAGGATCGGGCTGGTGATAGCCCAGGGCCTCGATGTAGACAGCGATGCCTTTCTCGTAGTCCTCCTGGCTGAGCCCGCTGTTCCAGGCGTGCTCGTTCCACCACTTGAGCATCGGGTTGTTGATGTCGGGCTTGAACTCGGCGCCTTCGGGCAGCAGGCCCTTGGGCGGCTGGGCCACGTACTTGTCGGCCGCCGCCGGCCGCCGCCCGAGCCGCTCGTTGTCGATCTCGGAGCGCACGGACTTCTTGAGGTCGTCCATGCGGGTGGAGAACTTGCGCTGGATCTCGCCGTAGGACTTGGCGAGCTCCTCGACGCGCACACCGGAGCGCGGGTCCCAGAACTTCTCCTCGATGTATTCGGGCCGGGCGAGGGCGGCCGGCGGCGGCGTGCTGCCGTTGGGCGAAGCTCCCGCCGGCGCGGCGCCGCTGGGTCCGGCGGGAGATTCCGTGCCAGAGCCGGCAGCCGGTGCAGTCCCGGGCGCGGGCGATGCAGCGGAGCCTGAAGCGGCGCCCTCGGCGGCACGGAGAATATTCATTGTCTGATGCCTCGTTCGATGCGCGCCGCGATCACATGAAAGAGAAAACGCATGCCTTCGTGGTGGCGCAGCATGCGGCCCGAGACTTCCGGGCCGTTGATGCGGTTGAGCGTGTAGGCGCGCAGGTAGTCGAGCACCTGCTTGCCCTCGGGGTTGTTGAACACGGCGACGAACAGGCCGTTGAGGATGCGCTCGGCCTCCGCGGTGCGGCTGATGCCGTCGGGGCCGAGCTCGCGCGGCGTGCGCTCCTCGGCCATCTAGCGGTTCAGCCGCAGCGGAATGCCGCCATAGCCGGTGAGATTCAGGAGGACGCCGATGGCAAGCACGGCGACGACGATGACCAGCACGATCAGCACGATGCGGCGGATCGGCTCGGGCAGCGGCACCTGGCTCAGGACATACCAGCCGGCGATCACGACGATCGCGAGGATGGCCAGCCACACCAAGAGTTCGATCATGCGGGTGCTCCCGGCGGAGCGCCTCCGGGAGGTGCGCCTCCGCCGCCTTGCGGGTTGCCGGCCAGGCCGCCGGCCATCCCCTGGATCTGTTGCAGCAGCGCCTGCTGCTCCTGCTCGGTGTAGAGCTTGTCCTTGGCGACGCCCTGCTGCTGGGCGAGCCAGTCCACTGTTGGTCCCGGTTTAATCAACATCGGGACCATCTGGGGTCCGAAGGTGCCGGCGATCATGGCGGCGAACTGCTGGAACTTGAGCACGTCCTCCTGGGCCTGCGCGCTGGCGAGCGGCGAGACGCTGTGGACCTCGATCATGCCCTTGCCGAGCGAGGGCACCTTCACGAGGCCGCGCTTGCGCAGGATGTAGAGCACGCGGCGGATGATCGGCTGGACGAGCTCCTGCTGGAGGCGGCCATAGGCCGATCCGATGCGGCGGTAGAGATCGGCGCTGCGCTCGCTGACCTCGGTGGCGCTCATGGGCGTGCCGGTCGGCGGCCCGAGCATCTCGTCGTAGAGCGCGCGCTTGATGTTGCCGCGGAGGTTCTCGAGCAGCAGCTGGCTGACGTCGAACTGGCCGGGCGGCTGGAGCGGCTGGAGGCCGCGGCTGTTGGCGGCCACGGGAATGATGGTGCCGGGCGTGAGCGTGATGGTGTCGGGATTCATCACGCCGTCGTCGTCGGCCTGCCACAGGCCGGCGAGGGCGAGCTCGGCGTAGTCGAGCGTCATCTCGACCACGAGGTTGGCGACCTTGACGTCGGGCAGAGCGAGAAGAAGAGGTCCGCGGCCATAGGTCTCGCCAGCGGCCTTGCTCCATCTGAAATTGATCCACGGGCAGCTGCCGGCGCCGCGGTACTCGGCCTCGAAGGCGACGTGGCGCTCCTTCTCCAGGATGACGCAGTACTGGTGGACCTCGTCGTCGCGCTCGTTCCAGTCGCGCGTGGTGCTCTCGACCACGCAGACCTTGCGCTCGAGCACGCTATCGCTGTTCTCGCGCAAGCCGTCGGGCAGGCTGGCCTTGGGCCAGGTCTGCTTGAACTCGCGCACGGTCATCTCGCGATAGCGGAAGCGGCCGTCGAGGCTGTCGAAGGGTCCGCGGTCGAGATAGACCTCGGTGAGCGGCACGGCGGTGAAGCGCACGAGCTCCTGCTCGTCCTCGTCGGCGAGCAGCGAGCCGGTGCCGACGCCGAGATCGAGATAGCACTCGTGGATCTGGCTGTCGAAGTTGGAGCGGTGGATGACGCGGTAGACGGCCTCGGTGATTTTCTCGAGGTTGCTTTCGACCGCGGCGCGGTCCTGCTCGGCGATCTGCTCGCCGGGCATAAGCTTGCTCCAACGGGCGAACGTCGGCGTCATTCCCGCTTGCAGACGGCTGGCGAACTCCTGGAGGCTGACCGCCGCCGTCATGTCGAAGATGCGGTCGGTGAGCTTGCGCCCGTCGGTCTTGGTGTCGGTGAAGCCCTTCCGCGCGGGCAGCGCGAACGTGTAGCACTGGTCCCAGAGATCGTGCCAGTGCTGGTGGTCGGTCTTGGCCTGCTGGAAGCGGCGCATCAGGCGGCCGAGCTTGTCGTCCGGCGAGGAAGAGCCGCCGCCGCCGCCGCCTGGAGAGGATGCGTATGACGAAGCGTCGGGCATCAGCGAGCTCGCTTGCGCAGCGCGTTGCGCACTTGGACGATGAACTGGGACTGCGGCGAGGTCGGACGGCCGCCGCTGGGATCACCCGACATGATGCGCGCGGCAATAGTGGCACGCTGGTCGTCAGGCGAGGCGTTCTCGTAGTCGGTGCCGGCAAGGCTGCGGCGTTGCTCGGGCGTCAGGTCGAAGTCGGGCGTCAGATTTTCGGTGCGCATGACGATGCGCGCGGCCTCATTGAGCATCACGGCCTTGCGATTGACCGATTTCGACGAATAGGGATTGAGGATCACCATGTCGTCGTCGGCCGCCATGCCAGCAACGTGGGGATTGGCCCTGAAGTACGCGTCCTCGCCGCTATAGAGCTTGTCGCGCACCATGCTCGACGGGACAACGTCGCCGCCGTCGTCGTCATGTTTGATCTTGACTGCGGGCATCAGCCGGCACCGAGTACAGAGGCAAGCGGCGACTGCGGGCTGCCGGCGCCGAACAGGGAGCGCCGTCCGGCCATGCCGCTGGCGATGCGCTTCTTGGTTTCCATCAGCGGGTCGAAGCCCGAGTCGGGCGTGGCCGCGGCCTGCTCGGCGATCGCCTGGGCGCCCGGCGTCGCGGCCATGGTCTGCTGCTGCGACTGGAGATTCGGACGGCGCGGCGGGGCGCCCGCGGTGTCGCCCATCACATGGCTCCGAGCGTCGAGGGCCTCGCATAGCCGGTCTCGTCGGCGGTGAACAGCGAGCGCCGGCCGATCAGGCCCGACGCGAGCCGCCGGCGGCGGGTCTCGAGGTCCTCCTTGGTCTTGTCCTCCTCGGCCTTGAGCTCCTCGCGCTCGGCCTCCTGCTTGGCCTCCAGCTCGGTCTGCTGCTTGAGCGCCGCGGCCTGCTGGCGCGCGGCTTCCTCCTGCATCCTGGCGGCCTTGCCGCCGCCGCCGAACAGCGAGCCCATCTACTTGGTCCCCGGCAGGGTGTTGTCGGGCTGGGCGCGGGCTGCTTCCTCGACCACGAAGCGGGTACGGGCGTCGGCGTAGAGCGGCGCCGCGGTCTCGTTCGAGGCCACGGCTACCGGCTCGCCGACCCGGTTCCAGTTGCCGTCGGCATCGCATTTCTCGGTCCAGACCAGCAGGCCGTGCAGGCTGTTGCTCGGGCTGGCGATCATGACGTGGGTGCTCATGGCAGGAGAGCCTCCTTGAAGGGCGTATCGCTTTCGAGCAATACGCCCAGATCGATCTTGCGGGCGCCGCGCCGTTCGAGCGCACAATACAGCTGCCAGGGGGTCATGGCGAGAGACTGCAACCCGAGCAGGTGCTTGACGGTCGAGACGCAGTAGAAGAAGACGCGCGGCCGCACCTTGCCGATCTCGCGCTCCAGCCCCAGGCAGGTGGCGCCCTGCAGCGCCAGATTCTCGAGCACGACCGGCATCTCGGCGCTGGTGAAGGAGCGCACGTCGAGCAAGTTGAACAGGCAATCGACCTGCAGCCAGCAGCGGCCGTCGTAGCCGAAGGCGAGGCAGTGGCCGTAGCCGGGCCTGAGCCGGCGGTGCCACCAGCGCCGCGGGGCGAGGGTGTCGAGGAAGACGACGAGCCAGGTCTCGGCGTTGCCGCCGAGCGAGGCCGGCGTGCCGATGCGCTCCACCGGCTACTCGGACATCATGTGGCCGCGCAGCAGCAGGGTCGAGGCGCGCACGCAGCGCGGCGAGCGCTTGTCGTGATCGGCCGCCAGAGCCTGCTTGATCTCGCGCGCCCAGGCGCCGACGTCCTCGTGATCGGAGCGCTCGCGCAACTCGATGCCGACCTCGGCCGTCATGCAGTCGCACTTGTAGAAGATGCGCATCGCGTGCTCATCGATAGCGGGACCGGGCAGCCTCGCGCCGCTGCCAGATGTTACCGCCGCGCGGCGCCACGATGGGCCTGATCTTCGCGCCAGGGCGCGTGATGAGCTGGTGCCCGACGCCGGCACCCAGCACGAGATACTGGAGCGCGTCGTGCGGGTGAGAGTAGCGGTCCTTTTTCGGCCGGTCGGCATAGCGCGCTCCGCCGGAGGCCGCGACCTTCGGATAGGCATAGCCGCGCGCGAAGCCGGCGCGGAGAATGCGACAGGATGGATCGAGCAGCAGCGCGGTCTCGCCGTCGACCATGCGCTCGAGCAGCAGCGTCACGGACTCGATGCGCATCACGAAGTCGTTCGAGGGCGCCGGCACGATGGGAAGGCCGGCCGCCCTGAAGATCATGAAGGGCGTCTCCTCGTCGGTCTGGGCGCGCTGGTCGCCGGCGGGATCGCCCCAGATGCTGGCGCCGAGATCGCCGGTCGGGCCGCCGTCGAGGCGCCGCTCCATGTCGCCGAGCATTTCCGCCAGCACGCCCTTCAAGTGCGCCGCGAAGCGCACCGCGCCCATCTCGGTCGCGACGACCTCCTTCAAGATGAGGAAGCGGCCGCGGAGCCGCTGCCCGATCACCGCCGCCGGCGTCAGTCCGAAGTCGACGCCCACCAGGAGCGGCAGGCTCGGAATCGGCTGCAGCTTCTTCACCGCGACGTGCTTGTCGTCCCGGAACGTCGGGTAGACCACCTTGCCATCGGTCGTCACGCCGAGCCGGTTCATCACGTAGATATTGACCCAGCTGCGCATCTTGCCGCTGGTCATGCGCGCGTAGTACTCGGGATGCAGGTTGGCCTTGTTCTCCGCGCCCGGATTGTCCTCGTAGCGCACGAACTCGCCGCGGCCGTCCCTCACCTCCAGCATGCCCGGCGGCTGCACGAAGAACTCCCAGCCCGGCGGCTTCACCATCGCCTCGGCGTCGACCGGGTCCGCGTCCTCCGGCACCGGCGCCTCGCCGCTCATCTGCGGCCACCAGTGGTCGGGCTCCATGGCATTCGTGTCCATGATGATACCCGCCCAGGTGCAGCCGCCGTCCTTCATGGACGGAAAGCGCCCGACGCGCGAGGTGAGCGTGTCGAGCACCGCCTTCGGGATCTCGCGCGCCTCGTTGATCCAGGCGAAGGTGCATTCGAGCGAAAGCAATTTGCGCTGATCGTCCTCGCTGTCGAGCGCCAGGAAGATCACCTCGAGGTCGATCTCGCCCTTCAAGATGCGATGCGAATACGGCGGGCTCCAGTTGAAGCGGCCGAACACGCGCTCGGGCAGCCAGTCGAGCCAGGTCTTGATCGTCGTGGTCTTGAGCTCGGGACCGGTGTTGCGGATGACGAGAGCGCGGCTGCGCCGCAGGCCGCTCTGGTCCTTCGCCTGGCCGAGCGCCCGCCTGAAGATCTCGATCACGCACGCCGAGCTCTTGGCGGAGCCGACAGGTCCCCTGATTCCGCGCACCCAGGCGTCGGAGCGCATGAAAGCCCGGATGGTCTCGCCCGGCGGCTCGTATTTCAAGGTATGGGCGACCGGCGGCGGCGGCTTCGTCACGACTCCGGCTCCACCGGCACCCGGCCCTCGAGCACGATCGTGGTGAGCCTCCGCTCCGGCCGCGACGTGCAGCTGTACGAGGCCTGCCTCACCCCCGCCACCTCCACCAGCCGCGAGAGCGCATCCAGGATGCCGACATAGCGCTGCGTGAAATCCTCGGCCGGCTGCCACGCCACGTCGATCTCCACGCTGAGCACCGCGAAACGCTCGGCACGCAACGTCACTTCCGCAGGTCCCATCACCGCCCGCAACGCCATGGGCGCTTCCTCGATCATCACCGCTCTGCAAGTATGCAGAAGGCTTCCACCCGAGGACAAGCACCATGGCCTCCCACTGGATCGACGACGCGCACCGCCACCCCTTCAAGATCGGCGAAACCGTCATCCTCGTCCGCCGCAAGAACTGGCACGGCATCAAGACCATCGTCGCCATCCGCTCCGCCCGCGCCGCCCACGGCGAGCTCCTCGGACACGCCGTCATCCTCAAACGCGCCAAACACGACCCGAAACGGGTCTTGGCCGTCGTTACGATCAAGCCGAAACGCTCCCAACTCGCCTCCCTCCAGCACACCAGCAGACGCTTCCAGGCCCTGGCACGAATCGCCGAAAGCGCCTGTGCCACAGTCGCAACTCTCACCAAAAGGGCAGAAGAATCCTGCCCCGGTTGTAACCCGGTAGCTCATTACACTCCCTAATGCCGCCGCCGCCGCCGCCCAGAGGCATGAATAACCGGTCGAGAAAGTAATCCCGCTGCAGCCCAGCGTTGATCACCTTCGCCGGGAAAAACTACCGGGCGCTTTTTGAGGGAAACTTATGGAGGGGGAGCGGGGTCCCCGGACCACGTGCTCGTTTTCGACCCCCGTCTTCGCCGGGGGTCTCCCTCGCCGTGGTTCCCGACCTCTTCGCCTGTGGCACGCAAGAAAGGCCTGATGCAGGCCCATAACCCCGAGCGCTCACCACCGGTGAGCGCGAGGACAGAGCAGGA